ATGGCATCAGCTTACTTGAAAAAGTATCCTGATGCCGTAATACTTTTCTATGATTCAGAATTTGGTTCTCCGCAATCTTATTTTGAACAATTTGATATCGATACATCACGAGTACTTCATACACCTATTACAGATGTAGAAGTATTAAAATTCGATATTATTGGCCAGCTAGAAGAACTAGATCGTAATGATAAGGTTATTATTATGATCGATTCTATCGGCAACTTGGCTTCAAAGAAAGAAATGGAAGATGCGATTAACGAGAAATCGGTTGCTGATATGTCACGCGCGAAAGCCCTTAAAGGTCTTTTCCGTATGGTTACGCCGTATCTTAACATGAAAGACATTCCACTCATTGCTATCAATCATACATATCAAGAGATGGGATTATTCCCTAAAGCAATTGTTTCTGGTGGTACTGGTATTTATTACAGTGCAAATAATATCTGGATTCTTGGTCGTCAACAAGACAAACAAGGTACAGAGATTAAAGGCTACCACTTTGTAATTAATGTGGAGAAATCGCGTTATGTTAGGGAAAAGTCAAAGATTCCTATTTCGGTGTCTTGGGAAGGTGGAGTACAAAAGTGGTCTGGCCTTCTTGACGTTGCTCTCGAAGGTAAATATGTTGCTAAGCCGTCTAATGGCTGGTATTGCAGGGTTAGCCGGGAGACTGGTGAATTACTTGAGCCAAAAGTACGAGAAAAACAAACACTAGAAGAAGAATTCTGGTTACCTATTTTAGAAGAAACCGATTTTAAAGAGTTCTTAAAGACTAGGTATTGTATTGGTAACTCTTTAATTCAACCGGAGGAATGCTAGTGTCTTTAGACTTACAAAGAAAGTCTGAAGGGGTACATTATGAGTTGATTCCTTCAGATGAACATGAACAGGCCTGGAACGTACGTATTCTAGAAGGTGACTTTGTTGAGACAGTACTTCAGTATGGAGCTATCTCTTTTAACAAAGTTCGCGAAGGTGAGATGAATTTTAATTTTTCAATTGTATCTACACCAGACCAGGACCTGGAAGTTAGTAACTTAGATCTACAAGAGGAAGCAGGTGATATACTTCAATCTGTTATTGCACAGGCTATTTCTGATGGATCATTAATGACAAAGGAAGAAGAATAGATATGGCACTAACATCAGATATTGATCGTATTATTATGTTAATGGAAGAAATAGCATATGCAGAATCTCAGCTCCAACCTCATGATACAGGTCATATTAATACTGCAATTGCTTGGATGCAAAAAAGAGTAAACGAAATCAAGGATAAATCTAAAAATGAAAATTCTAGTTATGGGCCTGCCGGGCGCAGGTAAAACCTGGCTATCAGAAAGACTACAAAAATATTTAGGATCAGCATGGTATAATGCTGATAAAGTTCGCGAGATGGCGAATGATTGGGACTTCTCTCCTGAAGGTAGGGTAAGACAGGCAAATCGAATGAAGACATTCGCTGACTATGAAAAATCTCATGGTCGATATGTCATCTGCGATTTTGTCTGTCCTACTCGACAAACAAGAGACGCCTTTAATCCAGATCTAGTCATTTGGTTAGATACTATCGAAGAAGGAAGGTTTGAAGATACAAATAATATGTTTGAAAAACCTGAACTAGTTGATTGGGTAGTAGAAGGATTCTTATTAGATAAAGAAATCGAAGAAATCGCTACAGAAATAAAGGGTTACGGTGTATAAAATGGCTGATATTATTATTAAAGAATTCGACTGGAAAAATCCAACAGTACAGATGCTTGGGCGTTGGCAACCATGGCATGATGGTCATTCAGAACTATTTAAAAGATGCCATGCTATGACTGGACAAGTAGCTATTATGATCCGTACAGTACCAGAGGCACGCGAAGCAAATTCACGTGTTCCTGGTCAAAATGATAATCCATTTGATATTAAAACTGTAAAAGAAAATATTCGTTTGGGATTAAAAAAAGAAGGGTTTACAGAAGACGAAGATTACGTTATAATGATCGTACCAAACATCGTTGACATTGGATATGGACGTGGCGTTGGGTATACATTTACAGAACACGATCTTGGAAAAGAAGTACATTCTATTTCAGCTACTAAGATTCGTGAACAGATGAGGGAAGAAGGTAAACTTGCAAAAAAACATTGAACAGACTATTCTTCGTAATCTTTTAACAGACGAAAATTATATGCGGAAAGTTCTTCCGTTTATAAAGCCAGATTACTTCGAAGGTGTCTATCGTATATTATTTAAAGAAGCCGGTAAGTTTGTTGGGAAGTATAATAAACTTCCAACTTCGGAATCGTTTATTATTGAGCTTGATCAATCTGATAGACTTACCGGTGAACAGTATTCCTTAGCGAATGATATTATTCCGCATCTTTTTTCCAGAGAAGAAATTGATGAAAATTGGCTATTAGATACAACTGAAAAATGGTGTCAAGATAGAGCAATCTATAATGCCATTATGGAATCAATTACTATTATTGATGGTAAGCATGATTCCCTAACAAAAAATGCTTTACCTGATCTTTTACAAAAAGCATTAGGTGTTGGATTTGATGCTAATATTGGTCACGACTATATTGAAAATGTAGAAGAACGTTATGAATTTTATCATACAGAAGAAGATCGTATACCATTTGATCTTCAGTATTTTAACAAGATTACAAAGGGTGGTGTACCAAATAAAACACTTAACATTGCCCTTGCAGGTACTGGCGTTGGCAAGTCTCTATTCATGTGTCATGTTGCTGCTAGTGCTTTGGTAGAAGGCAAAAATGCTTTATATATTACAATGGAAATGGCAGAAGAACGTATTGCAGAACGTATCGATGCAAATCTATTGAATATTCCTATTGATCAATTATCAAATGTTTCCAAAACGGATTTTACACAAAAGGTTGCAAATCTTGCTAAGAAGACAACAGGTAAGCTAATCGTAAAAGAATATCCTACAGGATCAGCACATTCAGGTCATTTCCGTGCACTCTTAAATGAATTAAAACTAAAGAAACAATTTGAGCCAGATATTATCTTTATTGATTATTTAAATATTTGTGCTTCATCTCGCATGAAAGGAATGGGTGGTGCAATTAACTCATACTCGTACATTAAGGCAATTGCTGAAGAGCTACGTGGTCTTGCGGTCGAATTCGACGTACCGATCTTCTCTGCAACGCAAACGACTCGTTCTGGTTATTCTAACTCAGATGTTGGGCTTGAAGATACGTCCGAGTCTTTTGGATTACCCGCTACCGCTGATTTAATGTTTGCTCTTATTTCGACTGAAGAATTAGAACAAATGGGTCAAATAGCTGTAAAACAATTAAAGAATAGATATAATGATCCGACACTCCATAAGAGATTCGTTCTTGGCGTAGATCGTTCTAAAATGCGTCTTTATGATGTTGATGAAAATGAACAGAATCTAACAGATGATACACCAGTCTTTGATAGCACAGAAGCAGGACAAAGATTTAAGGATTTTAAGCTATGAGATATAAAAATTACGAATTAAGTACCTATTGGGGTGATGAAGAATATCATGATAGAAAAGCAAACGTTATGCGAAATAATAAAGGATTCTATGTAGAATTATATAAAGGGGAAGAACTAATTGAAGTTCGAACCTTATATGACCATAGCGAGATCTATGCAGAGAATGCTGCAGAAAACTATGTGATAGGAATTTTAAATCCATGAGTGTAAAACTAATTAGTTATTCAAAAGGAGAGAAAGATGAAAGTCTCCAGGACATTATTGCGTATACAGCCCGTGTCTCGAATCCATCCAACCAAGACAATACCGAAACGTCAGAAAGACTATTACGATATCTCATCCGAGAAAAACACTGGTCGCCCTTCGAAATGGTTAGCGCTTGCTTGGAAGTAACTACTACTCGTGATATTGCTCGTCAACTATTACGGCATAGGTCATTCTCATTTCAAGAGTTTTCTCAGCGATATGCAGATCCTACACAAGATCTGAATTTTGTTATGAGACAAGCAAGACTTCAGGATACAAAAAATAGACAAAATAGTATTGAACTATCTGATATGATGGATAGCGATGAAAGAGTTGATTTAGAATTAAATTGGTATAAACAACAGGCGGAAGTAGTAAATGCAGCAAGAAAATCATATGAATGGGCAATCGAAAATGGTATTGCTAAAGAACAAGCTCGCTCGGTTTTACCAGAAGGTATCATGGAATCTCGACTCTATGTTAACGGCACCATTAGGTCCTGGATCCACTATGTCGACCTACGCTCTGGAAATGGAACGCAAAAAGAACATATTGAATTAGCTCGCGCGTGCTCGACCGCGCTCGAACCAGTCTTCCCGATGATTAAGGAATTTTGTCATTAAGTATTTAATTCTAATACTTTGTTTGGCTTCTACTGTTTCGTACGCAGGTGGTCGTACTTATACTGGTAGTGAAGATAAAACTCATTGTACTCTGTGGAATACAAATCCCCTACGATGGCCACAGACTATCTTAGGACTAGAACCTATGGAATGTAGGCGTAAAGCAGTTCCACCAACTACAAATAATACTATTAATTGTAGGCTAAAACGACAATATATTGATCCTGAATCTGATGAGCGTATGTGCATATACGAAAGAGGAGCAACAGGACACGGCGATCTTACAGTAGCTATGGATAAGTATTTCCATTGCCCTAGAACGCAAATGTGCACACAGAGTCCTGGATCTGATCCTACTCTCGATTAAAAATAATTCAAATTAATTCAATTTCGGGGGTTTACATTCCTTTTTTATTATGGTATAATAGTAAGAATAATTAGGAAGAGGAGTTTATATTATGTCAAAGATGGCTTCAAATGCAAAGTTCAAGCAGTTTGTTACAAACCTAAGTGTAGAGGATCAGCACACTGTAATCGAGCGTCAAAGTCGTTTGCTTCCAGCATTTATTATGCAAGAGGTTGCTACTACTAATAACACTAAAGTTATTCGTAAGTTAGAAAGCCGTTTAAAGCAAGTTCGTTTAATGATGAGCTCGCTAATTGCAAATGGGAAAGTAATATAATGAAACGTTATGTCTTTATTGCCGCCATGGCAACTGCGTTTCTTGGAGGATTAGTTACTGGTAAATCAGCCTTTGGTGCTGCAGCAATTGCTGGTAATATCCACTCTCCGGAGTCTGAGCAAAAGTGTTTAGCAGATAATATATATTTCGAAGCTCGTAACCAGATACATAGGGGAATGATTGGTGTCGCTCTTGTCACTCGTAACCGTGTTCTTGATTCTAGGTTTCCTCATTCATATTGTGAGGTTGTTAAGCAAGGACCTGAAAGACCATCGTGGAAACAAAATGGGACTATGGTACCTCTTCGCCACAGGTGCCAATTTAGTTGGTATTGTGATGGCAAGTCTGATAGCATTTCTTATCACGACACTAGTGTGTATGAACTTGCTCGTGCCATCGCTTTTAAAGTCTATCACGGAGAATTTACCGACTTTACAGATGGCGCCACTCATTATCATGCCGATTATGTTAGACCAGAATGGGCATCAACAAAAAC